ATAGGTAAGTGTATGATGGGATCAACGAGCAACGCTCTTGACAAAGGTGGTAGAAACTATAAAAAAATATATGATGACTCAGACGTTACCAGAAGAAACCGCAATGGACAGACTAGCTCGGGATTATATAGCTTGTTCATACCTATGGAATGGAACTACGAAGGATACATTGACTCTTATGGGTTACCTGTCTTCGAGACGCCAGAAAAACCAAAAAAAGGTCCAGACGGTTTCCCAATTGAAATCGGTGTTATCGAGCACTGGGAAAATGAAGTAGATGGCCTTAAGGATGATCCTGATGCACTTAATGAATTATACAGACAGTTTCCACGTACTGAAAAACACGCTTTTAGAGATGAAACAAAACAATCTTTATTTAATCTAACTAAGATTTACGAACAAATAGATTATAATGAAGATTTAAAACATTCAAACGTTGTAACTAAAGGTAATTTTCAATGGCAAGATGGTGTTCAAGATACAAGTGTTATGTTTGTTCCTAGTAATCAAGGTAGATTTTTAATTTCTTGGGTGCCAAACATAAATCAACAAAATAGAGTTATTGTTAAAAATGGTAGAAAATATCCTGGTAACGAACACATGGGTGCTTTTGGTTGTGACTCATACGATATATCAGGTACTGTAGATGGTAGAGGATCAAAAGGTTCTTTACATGGTTTAACTAAGTTTAGTATGGAAGATGCTCCTGCTAATTTATTTTTTTTAGAATATATAGCTCGACCTCAGACCGCAGAAATATTTTTTGAAGATGTACTCATGGCTTGCATATTTTATGGTATGCCAATACTTGCAGAAAACAATAAACCAAGGTTGTTATATCATTTTAAACGAAGAGGTTATAGAGCTTTTTCTATGAATCGGCCAGATAAAACAGCACATAAATTATCTGTAACAGAAAAAGAAATAGGTGGTATACCTAATTCAAGTGAAGATGTTAAACAAGCACACGCTGCTGCTATTGAAGCTTATATTGAAGATTTTGTAGGTTACAATAATGAACAGTATGGCACAATGTATTTACAAAAAACATTAGAAGACTGGGCGGCATTTGATATAAACAATAGAACTAAGCATGATGCGTCGATTAGTTCTGGCTTAGCTATTATGGCTTGTAATAAAAACAAATATAGACCCGTTGCTGAGGTTGTAAAACAACCAGTTAATTTGAGTTTTTCAAAATATGATAATAGAGGCAATGAATCAAAAATAATTAATAGATGAAATTAAACACTGGTATTAATAGTGCATTTCCAAGTCAGATGGTATCTGAGGAAGAAAAGAAATCTTTAGAATATGGTTTGCTAGTTGGTCAAGCTATTGAATATGAATGGTTTAGAGGTGGTAGAGTAAATGGTAGTAGATGGAACACAGGTTATCAAAATTTTCATAATTTAAGATTATATGCTAGAGGTGAACAGAATGTACAAAAATATAAAGACGAATTATCTATTAACGGTGATTTGTCTTATTTAAATTTAGACTGGAAACCAGTACCTATTATACCTAAGTTTGTAGATATAGTTGTTAATGGTATATCTGAAAAAAATTATGATTTAAATGCTTACGCTCAAGACCCAACAGCTTTAAAACAACGTACAGATTATGCTTTTAAATTAATGTCTGACATGCAGAATAAAGATTTTTTAGCTGCTGCACAACAAGAGTTAGGTATGGATTTTTCTCAAAGTAATGAAAAAAACAATTTACCATCTAATATTAAAGAGCTAGAAGTTTATATGCAATTAGATTACAAACAATCTATTGAAATTGCTGAAGAAGAGGCTATAAACAACACGTTAGCTTTTAATAAGTATCAATTAACTAAAAAAAGAATAGTTGAAGATATAGTCACAATAGGTATTGGAGCTATTAAAACAACTTTTAATAAATCAAATGGTGTTGTGGTTGATTACGTAGATCCTGCTAATTTAGTTTATTCATATACTAATGATCCTAACTTTGAAGACATATATTACGTTGGTGAAATAAAGTCAATGACTTTAGCTGAAATAAAGAAAAAATTTCCATATCTTACTGATGAAGAAATGGAAAAAATGGTTAGATACCCTGGTCGCGATGGTTATATAGCTAATCCTAATTATGACAATGATTTGGTTCAAATATTATTTTTTGAATACAAAACGTTTATTGATCAAGTTTTTAAAATTAAAAAAACAGACTCTGGACTTGAAAAAACATTAGAAAAACCTGATTATTTTAATCCTCCACCGAGTGACAATTTTGACAGAGTATCAAGATCAATAGAGGTTTTATTCAGTGGAGCAAAAGTAATGGGCGTTCCTCAAATGCTTGAATGGAAAATGGCCGAAAATATGACTAGACCAAACAGTGATGTTACTAAAGTTAACATGAATTACGTTATTTGTGCACCAAATTTATATCAGGGACGTATAGAATCTTTAGTTAGTAGATGTACAAGTTTTGCTGATATGATACAATTAACATCGTTAAAATTACAACAAGTAATTCAACGTATGGTACCAGACGGTGTTTTTGTTGATGTTGATGGTCTTGCTGAGGTTGATTTAGGCAATGGTACTAATTATAATCCACAAGAGGCTTTAAACATGTATTTCCAAACTGGTAGTATAGTTGGTAGATCGTTAACACAAGACGGTGATCCTAACAGAGGTAAAGTTCCAATACAAGAGTTACAGACATCTGCATCTAACGCTAAAATACAATCATTAATAAATACTTATCAATATTATTTACAAATGATAAGAGATGTAACAGGTCTAAACGAAGCTAGAGACGGTTCTATGCCAGATCCAAACGCTCTAGTAGGTTTGCAAAAAATGGCAGCAAATGCTTCTAACATAGCAACTAAACATATATTAAATGCAAGTTTGTATTTAACATTAAGAGCTTGTGAAAATATTTCTTTAAGACTAGCAGATGCTTTACAATTTGGATTAACAAATCAAGCTTTGCAAAATTCTTTAAATCAATTTAATGTAAATACTTTAGAAGAAATTTCAAAACTTTCATTACATGATTTTGGCATATATTTAGAACTAGAACCTGAAGAAGAAGAAAAAGCAATGTTAGAACAAAATATTCAAGTTGCCTTACAATCACAACAAATTTATTTAGAAGATGCTATTGACATTAGAGAAATTAAAAATTTGAAATTAGCTAATCAAGTTTTAAAGTTTAGAAGAATTAAAAAACAACAAGCTGATCAATTATTACAACAATCACAAATAGAAGCACAAGCACAAGCTAATGCTCAAACTGCTGAAAAAGCAGCTATGAATGAAGTTCAAAAACAAGAAGCGTTAGCACAAACTGAAATACAAATTGAACAAGCTAAATCTCAATTTGAAATACAAAGAATGGAGCAAGAAGCATTAATTAAAAAACAATTAATGGCCGAAGAATTTAATTATCAAATACAATTAGCTCAAGCTAAAATTGGTAGAGATAAAGAAAAAGAACAATTTATAGAAGATCGTAAAGATAAAAGAACTAAAATACAAGCAACACAACAATCAAAAATGATTGAGCAACGTCAAAATGATTTGTTACCTACGGATTTTGAATCAGCTGGTAATGATAATCTAGACGGATTTGGTTTAGAGCAGTTTATGCCTCAATAAACCTATTTATTAATTTTTATTATATTATATTATGTCAGAAGAAGTAAAACAAGAAGGTACTTTTAAAATTAAAAGTAAACCTAAACAATTAGTTAAAAAAGATATTGTTAAAATCGATTTATCAAAAACTAAAAAACAAGAAAAAGATGCCGTTCAAGTCGGAGAAACAAAGAAGGTGGCTGTGGAAGAACAAGCCGGAAATAGCCCTCAAGTGGACAAATCAGTATCAGAGCCCAAAGAAGTTTCTGAAACTAAAGAAGAACAACCAATAATACAAGAGGTTGTTGAAAAAGAAAAACCTAATGAAGAAAAAGTTGAAGAAGAAATAGTACAATTAGGTGAAAAAATAGAAGAAAAAGTTATTGCTCCTACGCCTGAAGAGGCAAGAGAAGTAGCTAAATTACCTGAAAACATCGAAAAAGTCGTAGACTTTATGAAAGAAACAGGTGGAACATTAGAAGATTATGTAAGATTAAATGCAGATTATTCTAA